ATCCCTCCATTGCTGTGAAGTAGGATCAGTAGCTCCGCTATTAGTTAAAGGGTAGACTGCTTCTTTTATTTTACCTAATGTAGCTGTAAATGATGTGATATTAGCTAGACTTGCTATTCTTGGCATTATTTATTTCCTAGGCAAATGATGAAAAACTGCCTAGTACTGTATAGGTATTTGCAGCAGTTTTAATAATTGTATAACTGTAAACATCTATAGCGTTTGGTGTTCCTGCGGCAGGTGCAGCGCCTCCGTTCCATTTTACGGTTTGGGCAACCTGGTCAATTTGGAAAATGTTATTAATGTAAGCAGTAGCCCCGTTTGTAAACATAAAAACTACTGTTACAGTGTCATTTACAGCAACTAGACTATCAAAAGTAGTGCTGGCATCGCCTCTAACATTTACCGTTGTATTACCTGCCATGTTGACAGTCATATATATTACTGTTCCATTTGTAGATACATCTGCATTTACAGCAATTGTACTTACACTTATAATATCAACATATTCTTGCACAAAATACGACTGCAAAGAATTTGCGGTGATTTTATTAGAAACTTCCAAATTTCCTGTAACATTTGTGTTTGCGTTCACATTGAAAGTGCTAAAATCGTTCACATGCAATGTGTCATCGGGACTAAAATAAAGTCTACCATAAGTTGTACCATTATAAGAAAAATTAATACCACCTACGTCTGTACTTGATAGTACATTTGTATTAGGATATTCTGATGTACTAATATTAATATTGTTATTACCTCTATATCCACCTAAAGAAACAGGACCTGCTACAGACAAACTAGTTAATCCTGTTAAACTTGACACACCAGTAATTGATCCATTTGCATTTATGTTAGTTGCAGTAATGTCAGTTGCAGTTAATGATCCTCCTAATGTAAGAGATCCATTCATTTTTGCACTGGAACCTGTTAACTGTAACGCTTGATTATTACCAACAGTAAAGTTTACAACAGGCAATGTTGTACTTGCACTTTTATCATAACCAAATTCTGTAATATTATTACTAAAGGTAACTTTGATTGGAAATATATTTGCTCTCGTTGCAGAATTATATGTTGAGTTATTTGTGTTCCATCCTGTCATTCCCCACGTATAGGCACTGTAACTAGCAAATAATCCTAGTGTATCTAAACTATCTCCTACTTCGACTTTAGCTAACCCATTACCCCAAGGTACATTAATAACAGAACTAGCTCCTAGTGTGCTCAACTCTGATTGACTTATATTTATTTTTGTGCCATTTATAAACAAGTAATGGCCATCGTCATCAGTAGTACCATATTGAGTACTATAGTTGTAAGAGTCTTTTAACAAAACTGATATGTGGATACTGGAAGAAGTATTTCCTGTTTTATTTAATGAAACGCCTACATAATGTATGCCATTAGTTACCCAAGTTGATTGTTGATAATCTTCAATAGTAACATCGTCTGCACTAGGTTGATTAAATATATCTTCTGTGTAATTTAAAGATCCTGTAATATTTGTGTTTGCAGACATGTTTATTTCTGCAGAAGAATTTATTTCTAGATTATTAAGAAATCCTGTTGATAATTCTACGCTTGCAAGTTCAGAACCATTGTGAGTCCATTTTACTCCTCCAGCAGGTTGAGGCTGAGTAACAGGAAAACTAGTACCTGCCGCTAAACTATTTAAAATTAAGTAAGGCGTAGTGTTTTGTCCTGTACTACCACTGCTAATTGTTATTTGATCACTGTTTACAATAACATCGCCATTAATTGTTGTTGAACCAGCTACACTTAAATTGTTGTACGCATTTAAATTACCAGAAGAATCAATAGAAACTTTTTTATCACCGTCAACTTTAAATTGTATTTCTGAATAACTTGAAATATTTTCTTTGTCAGATTCTAAAACTAAAACATTACTAATTATTTGTACTTCTGTTGGATATAAAAATGAAGTCTCAGTATAGCTTGATCCATCTGGAGTAAAGTTATAATTTGCATACGCAGAAGGTGATGCACCTCCACTAGTGATAATATAAGTTGTTTCATTTTCTGTAATTGTTATGTTTCCGCCACCTGTTAATGTACTTGCTTGACTGCTTGTAATTAATAATGATTTGTTAACTCCTTTTATATACAAGTAATTAATATTAGGATTGTTCATTAAGGTTTTGTAAGCAAAAAAGTTAGGTTCTGGATTGTTAAGGAAATTTAAAGTATCTACGTAAAAACCATAACCAGGAGGATATTCTTCGCTAGTTATTGTCCATGTTTGATATGCTATTGTTTCTGATTCATGATTATATCTTACACTGCCACTACTACCAGTACTGTCTACTAACTTTAATTCAGGATTTTCTGTTTTGACTATTTGTAATGATTTGTTAAATTTCCAATCATCATTTGTAGCGTCATATAAAATTGCTGCTGTTCCATCACTTCCTAAATCTACAGTTATTCCTGCTCCATTACTTGCTGCTGCATTTACTGATCCACTGGCTAATGTAACGTTAACATCATCTACTACAAGGGTAGTGCTGTTGATGGTAGTTGTAATACCATCAACTTGTAGATTTCCTGCAATCACCACAGTTCCTGTATTATCTCCATGAGCAGCAGGATCTATGGTAAATGTTGCTGGGACTAGTAAATTACCCAGCAGTTGAGTATGATTTGTAGTTGCATCACTGGTAACAAAGTTTGCTGATATTAAACTGGAATTAAATTCAGCTACAGTACCTGTTAGTGAGTTGTTTGCTAGACTTATGGTTTTATTGGTGAGTGTTTCATTACCAGCTAGGCTGGCAAACGAGCCATCACTTAGGGCAGTATTAAACTGTGCTAGTGTACCTGTTAGTGAATTGTTTGCTAGACTTATAGTCTTGTTAGTGAATGTTTCAGTACCAGCTAGGCTGGCAAACGAGCCATCACTTAGGGCAGTATTAAACTGTGCTAGTGTACCTGAAAGTGAGTTATTTGCTAAATTTACAGTTTTATTTGTAAGTGTTTCGGTACCAGCTAGGGTGGCAAAATCTTGATCACTTAGGGCAGTATTAAACTGTGCTAGTGTACCTGAAAGTGTATTGTTAGTTAAATTTACAGTTTTATTTGTAAGTGTTTCGGTACCAGCTAGGGTAGCGAATGATCCATCTGATAGGGCAGTATTAAACTGTGCTAGTGTGCCTGTTAGTGAGTTGTTGGCTAGACTTATGGTTTTATTGGTGAGGGTTTCATTACCAGCTACTGTGGCAAAATCACCATCACTTACAGCACTATTAAATTCAGCTACTGTACCTGTTAGTGAGTTGTTGGCTAGACTTATGGTTTTATTGGTGAGTGTTTCATTACTAGCTACTGTGGCAAAATTACCATCACTTAGGGCACTATTAAATTCAGCTACAGTACCCAACAGTGTGTTATTGGCTAGACTTATGGTTTTATTTGTGAATGTTTCAGTACCAACTAGTGTAGCAAAATCACCATCACTTACAGCACTATTAAATTGTGCTACAGTACCCAACAGTGTGTTATTGGCTAGACTTATTGTTTTATTTGTAAAAGTGAGAGTATTTGTATCAGCAGCAATTGTTCCGCTTGTCGGAAGTGTAACTAAAGTTGTTGCAGTAATATTAAAAGTAGTATTACCTGATCCTAATGTTGTAAGATTTCCTCCTAGTGTAATAGTCTTTCCGTCATTATCAACGCCTGTGCCACCATATTTTCCTGCTATAGTACTAGCTTGCCAAGTACCAGATGTAAGTGTTCCTACAGAAGTTAAGCTAGATGCTATTACATTATTTCCAAGTGTCGTACTAGTTAGGGTTTCTGCTCCTTGTATCTGAAGTTTACTTCCTAATGCTAACTTTTCTTTTATTCGAATTGACATTTTATACTAATCTTCTAAATTTAAATGTGTAGGTACTGCTTCCTGTATTAGTTGTCGAACCTGCTATTTGTAATTTTAAATTATCAGCAGATCCTTGAGTGCGTAAAATTCTACAGTATATTACTCCTGTGCTTGCACTACTACCTGCTCTATTTAATATGATTTCATCCCAATCATTCTCAGTAGTTGTTCCGCTATACCAACTAATATAACCAGTATAGTACATGCTAACATGTCCTCCTCCTACAGTTGAATCATTAGCAACTATTTGCATTAAATAAGAACCTGTGGCTAGATCTGTATGATTAATTCCTGTATCTTGCCAATTTTGGCTTAATGTCATAACGACATCAAATGTTTTAAGTTGATCAATAGCTGTACCGTCTACTAGAGTAACACCATTTGATGCTTCTAAAGTTGTAACATATAATTTATTTGCATGAATATCTTTTGCTACTCCTAAACCTCCAGTAAGTTTAACTGATCCAGTTGTTGTAGAAGTTGCGTTTGTTGCATCTGTAACAGTTAATCCGTTGCTAGATGTTAAAGTAGTAAATGCACCACTTGATGCTGCAACAGAACCTATTACAGTATTTTGTATTGAGCCAGCATAGATTGCTCCTACAATTCCCACACCACCTGCAACTTTTAAAGCTCCTGTTGTTGTACTTGTACTTGTTGTAGTATTATTAATGGTTGCAACACCATTTGATTGCAATGTTCCACTTAAAAGTAAATTACTACTCCATGTCGGAACAGTTCCAGTTGAGGTTAAAACTGTATTATTAGATCCGATTGGTAGTTTTGCCAAACTTGTGATTGCAGTAGCATAAATTATATCTCCTTGAGTATATGTAGTGAAACCTGTTCCGCCGTTGTCAACTGTTAGTGTGTTGAAATTTGCAAAATCTAGATAATATGTGCTAGGCTGCCCATTTAATGTTTTTGCATCAATTGTTCCTCCATCTGCAGATGTTTTGGTACTAACTTTTCCATTAGTAACTACAAATTGATTTTTAGCAAACGATGAAATACCTTCACTACTGTAATTTGATCCGTCTACAGGATGGTCATCACTTGTGTCTGATCTCAGAACATCTATTTGTATACTACCAGAGTAATAATCTATTGAATTATTAGTAGTATAATTTCCTATTAATTGCACTGCACTGTTAGTTGGGACGTAAACATTTTCAACTGCTGTTGCCCATGCGCTATCTCCTCTTAAATATGTATTACTATTTGCTACTCCAGTAGAAGCAAGTCTGCTAGTTGTAACAACTCCACTAGTTATATTCGACGCATCGATAGTAGCTTGAGCAAGAACTCCCCAGTTTATAGATATTTTACTGCTATCATTTATATTTCCTAGTACTGTAACATTCTGTTCTGTAATAGTTGCAGTTCCACTTCCTGTAGTTGTTATATTAACTGCGTTTATAGTTACACCATTTACACTTGCAACTGAGTCTGCATAGTTTTCATGCAATGTAAAACTGTTTGTAAGCACACTTCCAATATAATAGAAAAAGTTATTAGTTAGTCCAGAAGGGCTAGATGCGCTTGCCCATCTTACTAATTGTCCAGTAGTATAATTGTGGCTCGCAAGGAATATTCTATCAGTATCTTCGTTGACTACTTTTTCTGTACGCAAGACATGAGTTCCACTAGCAGATCCTGTAAAGTCAATTTTAGAACCTGAAGTTAAAGCATAATTTGTATACAAATAAAAAATATCACTATCATTAGAATCTATTTCAACATAATATGTGTTTCCACTTGTTAAACCACCTATTGAGGTATTTGCCCCATTATAATAAATAACAGGATCGCCATTAACTAATCCATTACTTGCAATAATCAATGAATTGTTTACATAATCAATTACACCTGTGCCAGCAGCGTCAAATGTAATATCAGTATATGCTGTCAAATCAAGAATATTTTTAGTGTTTGCATTTGCATCTTCTATATAATCATAATTAGTTGATGTAGCTTGAAATTTTTGATAATCACCTGTTAAAGATATATATAATCTAGTCTGAACCGTTAAAATATCGATGCTGAAATTAGATCCTATTCCTCCTATATTTGCTGCATCAACTGACAATGTATCACCTGATACGTATCCTGTTCCTCCATCTCTTATTTGGGCAGCAGTTACTGATCCTGCAGTAACTGTTATATCTACAGTTGCAAGAGTTCCTGTCCCACCAGTTACTGGAATATCATAGTAAGTGACTGGATCGCCTGAAGATGGTAAATACCCTGAACCACCCACTAACGTTGTTGTATCTAATGAATATGCAATTCCATATATTGGTCCACTATCTATATTACCTGTTGCACCTGATATAGATCCTTCTACAGTTGTGATGCCAGTAAAATCATAAGTTATACCAGTTTGAAGTAATAAAAATTGATTAGTTGTGTCAGTTTTTAGATAGTAGTTATCTACTATATTTGTTACTTCACTTACATTAGTTGGGTAGTTTGCTGCTCCTAAAGATGTACTATCATCAATTCTAAGTTCGTTATTGGTATTAAATGTTCCAGTAAACGGAGAAATTAAAACAAGTTCATTACTATTTGTAACATCATCTTTAACAACTCCTGATGCGCCTGCAGTTTGACCTGTAGGGTCTTGGGTAATAATTTCACCTGCAGATACAGTTATATTATTTGTTAAAGTAAGGGTAACTTGGCTGTATGATTCTGTTGCATTGTCCCCGCTAAACACTTCTATTGACGGAATTTGTTCGGATAGTAAAAGTCTACCTCCGTAACTAGTAGTATTGTACGTTCTTACTCCTCTTGATGCAGGTAGTAAATCAGAATTAATCTGACCTAACGAGTTTAATTGTACCACAGCTCCAGGCACAGCATTTGATGATACTTGCTTGTCTAGTACATAACCTAATCTGTTTGATATAAAAGTTCTAACTGCACGTTGAGTAGGAATCCGTGTATCAAGTGCTCCTCCTGGTTCGTTGTCTCCTAATCCTATATCAGATGATATTGCTTGAATTTCTACGTCTGAAAAAGATAATTTTAATACTTCTAATTCACCAATCGATACTTGACTAGTAAACGTAATATTTCCAGTTTTATTTTCTGCAACAATGAACGTTCCTACTTTAAAGTCTCCTAGCTCATTTGTTCCCGAACTATATACTTGTCCTGGTAATTCTGCAAATTGTTCAAATGATTCACCGCCTCCTATTCCGCCGTTTTGAGGTAAAGCATTATAATCAGTTCCTGATCCTGCATATTCCCAAGTATGAGCTGATGAGTTTACAATACTTGGTCTATGGAAACTGATTTTTTTACCTATTGCAGTTGAAGAATTTTGAAATAAACTGCCTGTTATTGTTGATTGTATCTTGAATACGCAAGTAAAATAATTACTTGTAGAACTTACAGTAAATGAACCTGCTGGTATTGTAGCAGGAACTCCAGCTACTGTTGTAATACTACTAGAATTTGTAAAGTAAACTGGTTCTGTGTCGGTTAACTCAATTGACAATAAGAGTTCTCTTGTAGTACTATTCCAATTTGCAATGTAAGCTGTATTAGTGAAAGCACCTGTTTGTCCTATTACTACATCTCCTTCTACAAATGAACGATCTTGAGAAAATGTTAGAATTTGATATCTATTATGAGATTCTGTAATGCTACGCATTACAAATTCTTCAGGATTTAGAATAAACTTATGAGTACCAGTACCTGCTGCTAAAATATCAACAGGAGAAACTAAGCCTTCATCATATGTTAATTTAAATGTATAATCATTAATCTTAGCAACATAATAACTACTACCTTGTATTAATCCTGTTATAACCGAATTACTGTTGCTATCGTAATATATACTATCAATGTTTTGTAAACCATGTGGTGTAGTAGTAGTTATTGTATTAAGATTAACATTAATTCCAGTGCTTGCATCAAATGTAATTTCACTGCCTAAACTTTTAAATTGAGAAGTTATATCTACATCGTTATCGTCTTTAATAACTAAAACATACTGTTCAATTGGTCTTCTCAACGTTCCAACTGACGTTACAGTTGTTACTCCGTCTAGTGAACCTATGTTAGCTATATAACCTTTATCAAATGAGAATGCATTTAAAGAAAAGCCTGATGCTCGCAGAGCGTACAATCCAAAGTTTGTTGCTGAATTTGTGATAGATAAATAGCCACCTGATTGACAATAGGAGCCATTTGTACAAAAAATTTGGAAACATGAAACTATCTGGGCATAACCTTCATTGGTTACAAGCCATCCTGTACCACCAAATGATACCATTGTGAAAGCGTTTGCAACCATTGATCTACCTTGTTCAGGTACACCATCTGCTAGTACTACGGGAGTTTCTACTTCTTGTGGAATTATCGGTGTGTTTGGTGTTAATACTTTTGATCCATCAACTCTTACACCATTAGCACCAAGGAAAGAAATAATAGAACAATTTTGCACATATGGAGATAATGTAATTATCGGCTTGTCATTACGTAGTCCAAAATATCCTCCTCTATCTAAATCTACTTCGGTCGGATCATCAAAAGCTACACCCCAATCGAATTTGCTTACAGCTACATTTGATGTGTCTAAAGCATCTCTCATTGTTAACCCAAAAATGTAATTACCATTCCTTACTCTGAACATGTCTACATTTGCATTTAATGGTCGAATTACAACTGCTCTAAGTGCATCTCCTACTATCGAAACATAATCTGGTACAATTATAGGATTGTCTATATAAAAATCGCCTGAACTTATTTTAACAGTTACAGGAGTTTCGGTATATTGTCCATTTACTAAAGTGACGTTTGTAGTTGCTTCATCTGTTATGATTGTTATAATATCATTCATTAAAGTAATTAAATCACTTTCTGCAGCAGACCCTGGAAAATTTACATACTTAACTTGTGTTATATCACTGTTATAAACAAATCCGTAATCATCATTATTGATAATCGTAACTGCTAAATCTCTTGCAAATTTTAATGATTCTATAGTTGCATATTTTTGATTTGCATCTCCTACAACAGGTGTAACGCCAATATAGCTTTCTCCTGCCTCATATGTTTTTTCGTTTCCAGAAACAATTAAATCAAATATTACGGCGTCAATTATATATCCAACATCTCTCTCACATTTAGATTGATTGTAAAAATTACCTAAATTAAAGTTATTAGAAATTTCAGTTGTAGTATCACTTTTTATATTTGCAATAGTGGTACTATCTGTCAAAATATTAAAATATGTAAGTAATGGTTGACTAGTTAGATCTGGATAAGTTGTAGATGGTAAATTTGCTGTGTTACCTGCTGTAATTACATCTTCTATAATGTTTACTAAGCTTGTACTAAGAATTCCGTCTGAAGCTGTACCTGCACCTGCGGTATGAACTTGCGTTACAGTATTTTGTAAAGGAGTCCATGTTGTATTTTCTTGAATTATATACGGTGTAATTGTTCCTAAATATGTGTATGCTGCACTGGTTGCAATTTCCTCTCCCACACCTAGTTGACTTACTCCGTCGACAAAATATGAAGTGGCATTTCTTATTGTTGCAGAATTACCTCCATACATAATGTCATAACTAAGTGCATCAACAATGTAACCAATATCACGGGAACATTTTGATAGTGTTCCAGTATCTGACATATTTTGATAAACTGCTGGATAATTTTGATTAATAAACTCTAAAACTTCTGCCTGTAAAAATGCTTTGTTTCCTTGTAATTGATCTTTTGCAATCACTCTAGCTGCAGTACTGTAGACCGACGGTGTAAATGATAATGCATTTGCTGCAGAAGCACCGTTAGAAAAAATGTCAGTTATTTCGTCAAATGCTGCATCACTTCTTGCTTGTGCAGTAGCATCTCCTGAAACGGTTGTGTTTGCTCTACCTTTGACATAATCTATGCTGAATAATGTTTGTAAAGATTGTTTACCTGTTACATACGTTGAATTATCTCTAGTATAAGCTAGGCCAGCTGTAACTGCATTGTAATTAGTATCTAAAACTAAATCGTATGCTGCTGCTTCAATCCAGTATCCTATATCTCTTTCACATTTAACAATGTCATAATTATTTGAAAAATTTACAAAATTAAAATCAATCCATGCAATAGTTTCTTTTTGAATATATTCTCTATTATCATATAATAATTTTTTTGCATTATAATATGCAACACCTGGATCATTTTTTGGTTTTTTAGTTAAATGACTTGCTAGTTTTATACCTTTTTTTAGTGTTTTAACAGGTAAAGATACTCCGTCATTTTTATCATCACCAAATTCGTCACTTACATAAATCCTGTTTCCGCCGTATACGTCGGGATTTATCCAAGTTGAAGTTCCTTCTCTATCAATACTTAAAACAGACGATTCATTCGGTAAGAATTTTGGTAATTTTACAATGTATGAGTTATCAACAACATCAGGCGCTTTGATTGCAATGTATTGATCGTTATTTTGGTCATTAAATATAATAGTTTCTGCATCACTCACTGTTATTGGACCATTTATCTTAACACCATTTACATCAATTTCTACTTTTTGTTGGCCGTTAACATTTGCTTGTATAGTTGCTGGTGTATTACTATCATCATCATTAATTATAACTTCTGTATCATTTTCAAATATTCTTTTTGTAGTATCTATTACTGTTGAATTGTCAGATTGTAAAGTATATAATTTTCCATCAGCTGAATTTATTGCTAATTCACCTTGTATCAAATCTGATGCTTGCGGTTTAATACCAGCTTGATCTGAGTGTTTTAATTTTATTCTAGATGCCATCCGGCTAACTCCCTAATTGTGTATTGTTTTTATGAAAAACTGCCACCATCTAATATATCGGTCCATACAGGAATGCTGTTTTCATCAGTTGTTAAAATTCCATAACTTGTTGTAGCATTTGATCCAGGTTGAGAATTTGCTGTATAATTTAATGCTGTTGCTGTATTCCCGTAAACAATGCCGTATTGAGTAACAGTTGTTAATCCTGTTCCACCATTTGCAACTGTAAGCTGATTGTCTAACGTTAAAGTTGAAGTTCCTGTTAGATGTACAGCCATATTTGTTACATTAATATTTGTAGTGTCTATTGTCATCCTTGTAACATTATCTGTCACAAATGTTAGCGTGTCATCTGAAACTCCCGGTGAAGATTCCGCCGTTATGTAGGTAAGTTGATCTACTGATTTAACTCCGCCTAAAGAACCCCAGTTACTGCCATCATACCCTTCAAATGTATTATCTTGGGTATTATATCGTATCATTCCAGTTTGTAAAGTAGGAGCAGTTGGTCTTTGTAAAGAATTTCCTACAGGAAGTTTCATTGCACTTGTAGAATTTAAACTTAGAATTCCTGTTATATCTGTATTTGCATCTATAGCTACATTTTCAGTAATATCAACACTATCTGTATCTATAGTCATTCTAGACGTACCGTCTACTACAAATGTTAATATATCATCAGATGCATTTGGTGATGTTTCTGCGGTAATATAAGTCAATCCGTCTACAGATCTTACACCACCTAAGCTACTCCAATTATTATTTCCAACATAACCTTCAAATTGATTATCAGTAATGTTATATCTAATTTGACCTAATTCTGCTGTAAAATTATTTTTATCATTTGTTGTACCAACTGGTATTTTTAGTGCTGATGTAGAAGTTAATCTTAACAATCCTGTTATGTCTTGATTACCTGTAAGTGTGAGTAAAGATTGAGCACTGTTGTATGTAAGATTGGCATGGTCTACTAATTCTCCGTCTACTCCTGCAAAAACAATTCTACCCTCAGTTAATGAACTAAGTTTTAAACCTGCAAATCTATTATCAGTTCCTGATGTGTCAATATTAGCTGCATAAACCCATGCGGCTCTTATGTTTCCGTTTACTTCAAATTTTGCATCTGTTGCAAGATTTCCGCTTAATCCAACACCTATTTTACTATTTTGAACATCGATAAAAAGTAAGTCTGTTTCTATGCTTAAATTTTCGTTATTTCTTTCAAGATTAGATTCTAAAGAAGTACCTTTGATTTTACCAATACCAGTCAATGCCATATTCTTCCCTTTATACTAGATATTTATCGTTTTTTATTTGTCCATATTATGGATAGCTGTAACTTTTATTCCTGTAGCTACAGGTGATCCAAAAAATAAATATTTTCCAGATTTTTTTACAATACCAGGACCTGTACCTACAGTTGAAGGAGTAAATTCTGTGCCAATTGTGTTACTAGAAATGCCAAATTCTCCTATAAAATCAGCATCTGTATTGTCAAATATATAATATGTTTCACCAGGAATAATTTGAGTTATAGGTATTTCTTCGCCAATTCCTGTAACAGGATTAGTTTGTAATTCAAAATTTGTGTTTGGTATTTGGAAAATATTATCAACATAAACTACTATACTAAATTCATTTACTGGCACAGGATAATCTGCATCATTACTTAATACTGGACCAAAAACGTATTTAGAATTATCTCCTACACCTAAATCTTGATGATAAATTCCTGCATCACTAGGCTGTTTATATCCTACTTTTCTCCATGCAGCATCTTGGTAAAATTCAAATTCGTTCAAATCAGTGTTAAATCGCATTACACCAGAAGTTGGATTAGATGGTCGTTCTGCTGTTGTACCTTTAGCTATTAAAAGACTCTTTGAAGTGTCAAAAATAACTTCATTATCAATTGTGTATTTGATTCCTTTACCAGTTATAGATCTTAGATTAGTATTTTGTGCTTTGATTAATCTCATTATACTTCCAAATAGCTTATCGTTGCAGATAGATTAGGCGTATCTCCAGGATTAACAACATCTGCCATAAAATAAATATTATCACCTTGTGATAAAACAACTCTTTCACTATCAAAACTAAATGTTTCTTTTGGTTCAAGTTCTAGATTGTTAATTACTCTCGTTTTGTCATTATCGTAAGGTACGCCTTGCTCAACAAAATGTAAATCAAACATAGCTGTAACAGTTGCACTATTATTACAAACAATAATAGTAGTTATCGCAGTATTTGATGGTGCTCCTGTTACAGAATCAAATACATAAGTTGCCGTTGTATCTAACTCTAAATTTTTAATTGCCATATATATCCTTTTTAAAATAACATACCAAACAATAAGGCACGATTTTTGCTAACTATTTCATCTCTGTTGTTATCTTTATTAACAAAAAATAAACCTGTTTTACCGATGTCTTCGGTTTTACTATATAATTTAATACCTTCATTTGGAGCAAGTGGGTCTGTTGAATTAGTGTTTTCCCCCGGTGTTTCGTTAATTATTAAGCTATCATCTATTCTCACCGATGAATCACCTGGAGAACTTAAAATTAGATCAGTTTCTGTTTGTGATTTTATTGTGTTATTAGATATTACAACATCGTTTATAGTTACTGCAGTTAAACTAGCATTCATAACTTCTGTTCCATCTACAACAAAAGTTATATCACTTACAGATCCTGTTGTACTAAAATCTCTAGCTTCAATGTTAGTATCTACATCTGATATTAAATTTGTTCCTTGTGCTGCTAATACGTATTCTACAAAATCTGCTACACCTTTTGCATTAGGTATAAGATCTGGATGTTTATAAGTTGTAGTTTCTCCTGTATCTTCATTATAGGCTTCTACTATTGCAGTCTTATCTTGATTGTAATTGTAGACATTATCTTCGTATGAATTGCTATCTTGAACTGAAATTGCTCCGTTACCGGTATTAAGATAAAGCGTTCCTTGAGAATGTATACTTTTTATTACAACAGGAGTATATCCAAGATCTTGTCTAGTAAATTCAAATGCACCTTGTAAATTCAATCCGTTCATTGTTACCATAGTTTGATCGTTCCACCAAAATCTTCCTTCAGGTGCTGTACCTCTAGCAACAGTTAATCCAGCTACATAATTTTTGCTTGCTGGAATACCATTGATAGCTGCATTGTCAGGATCATAATTTACAGTAATTACATTATCTATTAGATTTACATCGGTAGATGTAATATTAAAAGTACTACCACCTACTTCTAAATTTCCTTTTACTACAACATTACCACTTTGAGCTGTGCCTCTTGTTGTATCTAAGATAATATCTTGTCCAGGTTGTACTCTTAAAGAGTATCCACCATTTTCTACATTAACAATTTTTGACATTTTTTTATCCTATAAAGGAGGGAGTGACCCTCCTTATTAAATTAAGGGGCTGTGAAATCGTCTGCGTTAGTACCTGCAGCATCATCGCCAGCTTCTTCCATCTGTACTGCACCATCTTCTGTTGCAGGGTCAAGTGTATTTGCTTCGAAATTCCAGCGTTGTGTAACACCAGCTGCTGTAATTTTTCTACCAGCTATTTTTTCAACTGGATGCACTGCGCCTGGAGTATTAAGCACAGTTGAATCTAATTGCACTAAAATACCCATTTCAACAAATGTAGGATGATTTGTTGTAACACCATTGACTGTAACTTGGTGCATTGTAAATGCACTAGGTTTAGGCGTTAAAATAGCAATTTTTTCTTCATTTGCGGCATTGGTAACTTTAAATTTTTTAGATCCAAGTTGTTTTACTATCCAACCTGATGTATCTGCTGTTCCGTTATAATATCTTACTTTTATTTCTTTTCCACCAGCTGTCGGTGTACCAAAGAATTTTTTGTTAATTGGTCTTCCCATTTTTTTCTCCTTATTAGAAGTCCGATCCGGGTTCTAGCCGGTACGCTGTGGGGACAGCATAAGTCCACCTGTGTGGCACACTATCGTACAAAGTATTTATCAAGTTTTAGGCTTGTTTTGTTTTTGTTCTAACCATGCTTTTTTTGCCCAGTTTGGCAAATCTTTAAAGCGATAATTAGTTAAACCTATTTGTTCATTTTCGTCTTGGGTTTCTAATTCTCTGTGCATTGCTTACTCCTGTAATCTTTTATTGCTGCTTTTATTGCATCTTCTGCTAAAACTGAACAATGGATTTTTACTGGAGGTAGTGCTAATTCTTCTACTATTTCTGTATTTTTAATTTCAAAAGCTTCATTTATTGTCTTGCCCTTTACCCATTCTGTTGCTAAACTGCTACTTGCAATAGCCGATCCGCACCCAAACGTCTTGAACTTAGCATCAACAATTCTATCATTTTCTACACGAATTTGTAGTTTCATAACGTCACCGCATTCCGGTGCACCAACGAGTCCTGTACCAACATCTGCTGCTGATTTGTCTAAACTGCCAACATTTTTAGGATTATTATAATGTTCTAATACTGCATCTGTGTAAGCCATGGTTTTTTCTCCATAAAAAAAGGTTCTGTAAATAATAATATTTACAGAACCTAATTTATTTTTTTAACTGTATTGATTAGCTAAATGATACACCGGAAGCAATTTCCACTGATCCTAAATAATCAGCAGCATTACCAAGAGATGAAGCTGTATTTGTTAATTCTACATATCCATATCTTGTCATAAAACTTACAGTTGGCTCAAATGTAGCTGGGTCCAGTACTGTTCCGCTGCTCATCAACGGAATGTATGGGCAGTAGAATGCCGCAGCATCACTTTCATTTGATCCTTTATAACCAATAAGAACTGGCTTGTCGTCACCAGCATATGTATCTACATATACTTTCATAGCATTATTCAATGTACCTACGAATTTTGTATTTGTAGGTGCTTCAAATGTACCTTCTGTTGTTCGAGCAAATGCAGAAGTTGTTGCACTTTGAAGAACTGTTAATGCAAGTGGACTTACAACAGCCCAGTTACCTGCGCCTCTTCGTGTTCTTTGTGCAATCAAATTCGCTACTCTGTTAATTTGAACTGCTAATGCAGCATGTTCATCACCTACAAACGTAGCTGTTCCTGATACTGCAGCTTGGTTGAAGGTTTCTGTAGCTGCTCCAGCTAAACTTCGCAAACTGGTTAACACTTCTTGATCAATCTCAGCTGTAATTTCTTGAGCAAGTGCTGCCATAATTTCAGCTTCTACATCAATTCCGTGCATTGATTGAGCATCTTGAGCAGCTTCAAAAGTCCATCTTGCACTTAGCTTTCTGGTTTTTGCTTCTACAGTTTGCTTCAAGATTTGAATTGACATCTTGTTGCCAGGCTGTGCTTCAAGAACTGCTGTGTTTGCAGCTTTTGCTGTTGATGCATTACCTGAATAAGCTTGTGCAATAAAATAAGGACTGAATGCTTCGTCACCGGCTGCAACATTGCTTGAATTTTGTGGTGTGCCAGTTTGAGCTTGGGCATATCGTACACGAAGTGTATGAATTTGTCCTACAGGTCCTGTCATTGGTTGTACACCAACGATTTCATTTGCAATAACAGTTGGCATAACCCTTCTAATTACTGGTAAAATTACTCTGTTAAGTGTAGCAATATTTCCTGCGGATGTTGATCCAGCAGTAGCTGTTTCCATCAAATACTTTCGTGTATTTTCTAAAGTCGTCGCCATAACGCTTTTTTTAGTGCCTTGTAGGCCTTCTAGAAGTGCAGTTCTAGTATCCTGCCAGCGACTTTCTAATAATTCTGACATTTTAATTTTCTCCTTAATTAAGTCCTGCAAGTCTGCGAATGTCGATGACATTATCCCTTGCACCTGATTTTTTTATGTCTTCTTTTTTGTTGCCTGTGATTTCTTTGCCTTCTGTAATAATTGCCTTTTGTTGTGGTTTTTTATTATCAATTACTGTTGGTAAATATCTGTCAAAAGATGTTTTTAGTCTATCTGTTTGAACACTTTCTAACAAATCCATCATAATTTCTTTCTGTGATTTGTTTAAAGGATCTATAAGTTCAGATATAATTTGTTGTCTTTTAGCAGATTCAGCTAATTGTTTTATTTGTGTGTCTTTTTTGCTAACTACCGTTTTTTGTCCTGCAATTACTTTCTTAGCTTCAGCAAGTTGTTTGTCCTTAATGTTAAGAATTTTTAACAATTTTGCTGATTCAGATTTTTTATTTAAGTAACTGCTGTTGTATTCAGTAGCGAAAGCTTCAAAGATTTTTCTTCCAAAGTCATGCTTTCTTGCAGAATCAATGTCTTCTTTCAACTGAGTAATTTCTTTGGTAAGAACTTTTTCAATCAAATTAGTCATCTTCTTGCTACTTTCCTCTAAGAATCTAGTTTTAATTAAACCAAATTTAGATTTAGCTTCTTTTACAAGCTTAACTTTTGTAGTTGCTAAATCTTGCTTGTCAGTTTGGAATTCTGCAATTTCTTTTGCAAGACTATCAACAATAAATTCTTCTAGCATTCTGAATTTTGTTGCCATTGATTTTTGATCGTCATGTAACTCTTTAACTTCTTTAACTAAAGATTGAGATACAAAATGTCTAAGTAAATCTGCATTTTCTTTCATAGCAATTGTATACTTGGCTTTTGCTTCGATAAGTTGTTTGCGATCTTCAGCTAATTCTACCATCTCAGCTTCTAGTTTTTCGCTTACCATCTTATCAACTGCTTCAACCATAATACTTTTATCATGCTCGTATTTTTGTGCAAATTCTTCTCTTAGTTGCGATGTAACTTGAAGACGATTTTCTTTTATCTTCGCATTCCATGCTTCTTCAATCTCTTGGCGCACATCTTCAGAAAGTACATTATTCTCAAAAAGTGTGTTTAGTGCATCCAACATTATTATTCTCCTATTATTGGAGTCGATTGATCATATTGATCAACGATTCTTTAAGATATTTTTGTGCCTTTACGTCGTTTTTTGTTGCCTGTGCTAATTTGTATGCCTTGTAACCACCTCGTGTATTCATAAGATGTTCGTAAATTGGTGTAGGATAAGCTCCAGGTGCGCTAGGCTGAGCTACTACATCAACTGTAATGATTTCAAAATCGCTTACATGTCCATTTCCGTCTTCTGAAACATTGCCGGATCCTCTGCTAGATACACCTAATTTTACACCATTTTCTAGCATTGTTCTAACCAGTTGCCCCATAGGCGTTGGAAGGATTTTCATTTTTCCGTAGCCATTTGGACCGTCCATCCATACTTCAGTTATCATATGGCTGACTCGGTCCAAATTTACAGTAAGGCCTTCTGGATGATCTACTTCGCCGAGAACACTGTATCCACCTTGTATTTGCTCGCTGAGAGTTTTGACAGCCCTGCCAATTTCGTTTACAGGATAAACACGCTGATTGGCATTACGAACTCCTCCTTGTATACAAATTCCTTTCATATACAAATCTTTTCCTTCGTTAGCATTCTCAACGATAACTTGGGCCTGATCAAAGGTTAAGTGCTCTCTAAGTAAATCCATTTCTGTTCCTTATTTGGCTCTATTTGGGGCACCATTAATTACTGGTCCCGCACTTTTGTCAGCAGTTTCTGGTTTGCTTTTTCTTTCAGCACCATGTCCTGCAGACTGTGGCTTTAAAGCTGGAGCTTTTTTATTTCCAGGTACGTTTACATTTCCAGTATTCATATCTTTTGGATTTTGGTCACTTACAGGATTTCCGTGTAAATTTCCTTTTCCTGCTTCTACGCCATTTTCAGTAGTACCACTTACAATGTTAGCACTTGTACCACCCATATCATTTTTTCCAGCTACTACAGATTTTGAATTCGCTCCATTATCACCCATTTTACCAAATTGATGATATTGCTCTCCGCCAATCTTGTTAACATATTCTCTCATTAATTCAGCTGAACTCATATTTTCTTTTGACTCATAACTAAAATTTTCTTCTGGCATTTCATCGTCGTCCATATCCATGTCGCCTTCTTCGTCGTCCATATCCATGTCGCCTTCTTCGTCGTCCATATCCATGTCGCCTTCTTCGTCGTCCATATCCATGTCGCCCATATCTTGATCTGCCATTAGTTCTTCAAATTCTGCTTTAAGATCGGCTAATTCTGCTTCTAGATCTTTTATGTCGTCTTGTGTAACAGGCTCGTCTCCGCCCATGTCAGCATCCATATCCATGTCGCCTTCTTCGTCGTCCATATCCATTTCCATGTCATCAGTTGGATCTCCACCCATTGCATCCATGTCCATTTCTGGTTCACCTTCAACTTCAAATTCATCTAAATTAAAGTTTTCGTCAACTTCTTCATCATCTGACTCATCTACTTCTTCATCATCTGACTCATCTACTTCTTCATCATCTTCTTTTGATTCGTCTAATTCGTCATCATCTGACTCATCTACTTCTTCATCATCTGACTCATCTACTTCTTCATCATCTGACTCATCTACTTCTTCAGCAAGGATATTTTCATAAATTTGTCTTGATTTTTCTACTACAATATCATGAAATAATTCTTCTGCTTTTGCATTGTCTTCGTTTACTAAATATTCAAGCATTTGTTGAAATTTGTCTTTAGATTCAACAATTTTTTTCCTTGGTGTTTTTGCTGTTTCTTTAACAGTTTTTTTGGTTTTTCTTTGCGCCATTATTTTCTCCTATAATTTTTTACCAAATGGTAAGGCTGTCATAATATTATTTACATAAAAATTAAAAAAAAGCTTTAAAAAGGTATTTTTTTATGGTTTTTTATATATTAAACCATTTTAAAAATTCATTGATATCTACTGTAGAATAATTATTCAAATCCTGCAAAATTTCTGGAGTATAATTGAAATCATCTGTTGTTACTCGAATAAATTTAGTTTTTTGTGTTTCTTTTATGACGCTTTTTGTTTGCCTGGCCCAGTTACCAAAAAATGTAGCAGGTTCAGTTGATTTTTTATAATTTGGTGTATCAGCATAAATGTTATTAAACTTTTTTCCATCAAATAACCCTTTGTAATCAAAACCTAAAATATAAATTTCTGCGTATCCATGCTGCGCTGCTAACCAAAGTGCAGTTGGTCCGCTTGACCAACCTTTACTAGGATTAAAGAAATTTAAATTTTTTATTTTAGTAAATGCTTTATTTGGATTTGTCCATACTACAGATTTATTTTGATAGCCGTGTTTGGCAATTTCTAATACCATTTTAACATCAACTGCTATTAGAAAATTAGGAGAAAATGTTCTATAAATGGCATTACACCCGTACAATGTACCTTTTGTTGCGAGCTTTTCTAAATCAACAGGTTTGCGACTTACACCATTACCTAAAACAAATGCTACTTTTGTATACTGGATAATAGGACGTTTGACAATTTCTGTATTTTTTTTATAATTTTGTGTTTTTTGTAATCTTCTTTGTTCTCTTAATATTTTCCACTCAGATTTTGTATAAAGGCTTTTATCTATTTTAGCCACTTTACAAACCTGCGGCTTGAGCTTGTGCAGCCATCCCGTACATTTGTCTAATGAATTCTACTTCATTTTTTTTGTCTTTGTCATGAAGTTCACTAGCTTTCCTTACACGATTAATTTGTCTTAATGTTAATCGTGTTTTTCTATTATCATCTAAGTCTACAATTGAATCATCATATTCAGGAGAATATCTATCGTTGTCTTCTAATTCCAATGTGTCTTGATTGTGATAAAAAATTTCTCTTAGTACCATAATATTATTTATCTTATTGTGAAAGACTTGGTGTGTCTGTTGCCGGTGGTGGTGGCGCTGCTGCTGCTGGATCTTCGTCAGTTACACTTCCAGGTGCTTCTAATTCGCCTCCGTCTTCTCCTTGATCTAGATCAATCTCTGATTCTGCAGCAGAAAGATCAGCTTCAATACCTGCTCCACTTATACCTGCGCCTCGCATTTCACCGGCTTCGTCACTTGTGGTATTGAAGTTTTCGTCATTTTCTTCACGCCATAGTCGTTCATTTTCTGCAATCTCTTCTTCACTTAATCCTAAATATCTTTTCAACGCAAAACGATTAGCAATAAATGGTATAGCTTGAATCTGTCCAAATGTACCAATTCTTTGATTATCTAACTCACTTTGCCTGTATGCTGCAAAATTTTGAGGAGGGCAAAATTTTAAATCAAACATTGATGTATCTATGTTAACACCTTTTTCTAGTAAATATCTTTTAAATTCTTGATCGAATTCATTTACTAATAAATTTTGCAATCTTTCACAATATGTATTAAATCTAAGTTCCTGAATATAAGCAGTTCCTACCCTACCATCATTATATTGACTGTTACTATCATCTGCACCAGTAGGTAAGTAACTACTTGGGATGCGTAATCCTCTTACAAGTTTATTTGTAAAATATCGTAAGTCGTCTATTTCTCCTAGATTAGTACCTCCAGGAAGTGTTTCAACTTTGCTGCCTCTGCCTTCAGCTGTTTGCGGAAAAAAGTAATCTTCGTTGATTGATAGAGGATTATAGCTACTGTCTATGACATTTGTACCTCCTCCTGTCTTGGATGGTATTCTCCGTTGATGGATTTCCGTTTTTACACGCTCAACAAATTGCATAGCAAGATGACTCGGCATGTTACCCACATCAACATAGAAAACTCTTCTCTCTGGTGCTCTTTGTACCCTGTAAATAATAATTGCGTCTTCTAATAATTCTTTTTGCTTGTAAACTTTAAAAATACTTTCTAATAAACTGTTGCCAAATGGAAAGTTTTCATCTAAACCTTCACTTAAACTTATATGCAACATGTTATCTGCATCGATCGCTACTTCTTCTTGATCTAATTGAAATCTTGTACCAGTTGCACTTGGATTCATAGGACCAACCATTCCTCTTACTCCTCCTGTAATGTAACCTGTACCACCTCCTGTTACATTGCCATTAGTTTGTAATGGTTGGGTTGCAATTAGATTTTTAAAATTAAAATTTATATCTTGTACTATATATTGCTCTGGTTCTTTCCCTTCACTTTCATTTACAATGATCCTGTTGATGTTACTTGGATCAACATGATATAACTTTTTTGTTTCCGGATCTCTTAAGAAAAAACTATCTCCATATTTAAATGTATTTCGAATAATCCTAAACATACGAGTCTCAAATTGATTAAGCTTGTACCATTGTTTTAGATATTGGCTTAAGATTTGTACTTCGCTATTCGTTGCAGATTTGTAAAATTTAATTTCAAAATGTGTATCATTCTTCTTATTAATTTGTGTACAAAATTCTGCAAGGATATCTAATGCAGCATTTACTTCAGAATCGATGTCCATTACGTTATACTGACCATATCGCTCTATCCTATTCGGTGCACCTGTATAAACATCTGGTAAAAATGAATTATAATTTGAACGAGCAGGTCCTGGGCGCATAGAAAACTGCTTTCCACTTATCGGACTTAAATTACTAAGGTCTGTGTCATTTTGAGGTGCCGGAGTAAAATATTTTTTCCAAGACATAAATTTTCCTAAACTTTAAGCAGAAAACAAGCTTTCCAGATGCCTATTTTGCTTTTGTAATAATTCGTTTGTTCTTTTCATTTGAGCAAGCATATTGACTTGAAAATCTTTATCGGTTTGACTGGATGTTGAGGAACGTAATGTAGTAAATTTATTTGTATTTTCCACTATGTTCTCTTTCGGTGTTTCAGCTTTCTCAGGTATTGGTTCAGTAGTATTATTTGCAACTTGCAGAGCAGAATCTCTTACTAACGTATTTAGCACAGATTTTAATTCAGTTGTATCTACTGTGACTATTGGATTGGCTATAGAAACATTTAAATCTGTAGTTGCAAGTGTTCCTGTAAGTCCTTGTATTGCAAGTGTATTTTTATCTACAGCAGACGTATAATCTCCAGTTATATCTTGTTGCTCTACGCTCTCTATCGTAGATGGTTTAGGAGCCTCTACAGATACTTCTATCTTAGGACTTAATTTCTGTTTAAGCAGATTCAAAGTCTTGTTTTCAGGATCATCTTTTAATTTACCCTCTACTTCTTTTTGCAAAGTTTGTAATAAAGAATTAACAGATTTTTCCAATGAAAAATCTTCTTTATCTTTAGAATTTATAATTGTCTTAATGCTTTTTGTTGTTTCTTTAAGTAAATTTGATAATATAACCGATTCTCCTTCTAATTCATTATTATTTTTATTAGCAAGGTCAGTAACTAATTTAGATATATTTGGAAAATTACTTAAATGTTTATTTAATTGTTCAAGCCCTTGAATTGAAATCTCTCTTGTCTCTTCTTGTCTTTCGTCGCTACCTAATAACGTATCTGGATCTACACCTGTTGCACGTTGTTCTGATAATTTTGTTTCTATACGGTCTAATACAAAAATTAGGTTTTCTGATAACCGATTATCAGTTTTGAATTCAGGATTTATAGTGTAGCTAGGTTTTTTATTTTTGCCTTCTTCCCTAACAAGGAATCCTAATTCAGTAAATTTTTCTAAATTTGTAGTTTGATTAGTATCAATGTCTTTTTTAATTTCTCCGTACAAATCTTTCGGAAGGTATTCTACTCCTGGTTTTATTTGTATAGCTCCTAGTAATGATAATTTCAATTCATCAAATACTGATAGCGTAACTTTTCCTAAAATGTCTGTAGTTTTCTCTAGGCTTTGCAATAACCTTTTAAAATAAGTTTCTTCTATATGTTTTAATGATTCAGGTATGGTACTTGCGGTTATTCTAATTTCTTCTGCTATATTTTTTATTTGGTCATTTTGAAAAAGTGCAATTATTGAATTTTGGACAGTTGATATTGTTGCTCTTTGAGCTTTATCAAGTTCGTTCATTGTGTTTTGTAAACCTTCATTAGTGTCCAATTGATTCCTTGTTGCTTCATTTGCATCGCTATACAACTTATTTAAAATTTGAGCATTATCTAATCCTTTATATTCCTCTTGTAATCTTAATGCAGCAAGTTTTTGTGACTGTTTGTCACCTTGCACAAGTAAATCAGCTAATGCTTGCGTGGCCGAACTTGCATTTCCAAGCATTGCAGTTTGTAATACAGAATCTCTGTCTAGAGCTTCTTGTAATTTTCCTTGGATTAAAGCACTATCTTCAAAAATATCTCCTGTACCAGTTTCAATGTTGTGTAATGCAGTTTTAATTGCTGCAGTTACAGTAGGCAGTGTAGATGTTAATCCTGCGGTAGTTTCATCTAGCGGTGCTTGTCTTGTGTAAAGTTGAGTTATTAGTCTTTGAAGATCTGGCATGTCCTCAAACATTTGTTTAAAGGTATTATAGCTTGTCTGTGCGTTTGCTATACCACGTTTTTCCAACATTCTATTTTTAGCAATTTCTTCACCTGCTAAATTTTCATTCCTTAATTTTTCCTGTAAAGCATCTACATCTTGACCAGTAAGTTTTGCTAAAATTTGTAAATTTTTTGCATATCTAGACATTTGGTCATTTCTTTCAGTTTCTGATAAACCTTGAACATACATTGCCCTAGCTTGCTGGCTCATATTTTTTGCAACAAATTCTGCAGATTCTTCTGCGGTGTAACCTAGTCTTTTAAATCTTTCTATAACACCAGTATCTAGTAAACTTTGATAATAACCTGCAATTTTATCGGCGCCAGAATCTACAGTTCCACCTAACACAGCAAGTGATTCAGAATTCCTTGTTATGAAGTTAGTAAAATCATCTAAATCCATATTTAAATCTGCACTGGTTTTCCTAATTCTCATTAAATCGCCGTTAAATCCTGCTCCAGATTTACTTAAAAATTTAAAGGCTTCATTTGATTCTACTAGATATCGTAAACCGGAAGTCCCTAAAGATTTAAAAGTTTCTGATAACTGTCCTATACCTGGTATTAAGTCAGCTATTCCTGTACTTGCACTTAATATGTTACCATAGAAACCTAGTATATCACCTTGTTTAGACGATAAGGCATTGCCAAAATTTGATAATATTCCGTCGGCTTGACTTGTAAAATTATCTCTAAAATCCTGAAAACCAAACGTATCCTTTGAATCTTTGCTGTCATTCCTACTTAATTTATTAAAATCTATCCTTCTGAATCCGTCAGCTAATCCATCAGTTATGGCTTTTGAAATTTGATTTAATTGATCTTGTGTAAATTGGTCTGCCATTAATCATCCTTTAAAACTCATAGTACAAATACCTATAAATATCATTATATTATTTATCGGAGTTTTCTATGAAAAATTTCCTAGCTCAACACGCTAGACAACCTAAAGTTTTTATTGATTTGCCAAGTAAAGGAATTTTTTACAACAGTTTAACAATACAAGATAATCAACATACACAAATTCCTATATTCGGTATGAATACTATGGATGAAATAATGTTGAAAACACCAGATGCATTATTCACAGGCGAATCTACAGTAAAAGTCATAAAGAGTTGTGCGCCTACAATTTTAAATCCTTGGAATTTACTCTCTGTTGATATTGAACAGGTATTAATTGCGATCAGGATGGCTACATACGGAGATCAGATGTCAATGGAATCTGAATGTCCAGAATGTAAAAATTCTTATACATTTGATATTGATTTAAACAATATGTTATCAAATTTTTCAGAGTTAGAGATAATAACAAAAATCCAATACAAAGATCTACATTTAATACTTAGACCGTTAACATATCAGGAATCAACAAATGTTAGCAAAAGGAATTATGCTATCCAAAAAAATATTGCAACTGCAGAAAATAATGAAGAAGTACTAGCAACTCTTTATAAAGATTTAAATTCTTTAACTTTAGATATAAATCTAATGCACATTGTAGAAATAACAGATGGAGAAGAAGCTGAAAATGATCATGAAGTTATAAAAGAATTTATACATTCGGCAGATAGTGAACTATACGACATTGTAAAAAATGGTTTAAGTAATTTAACAAAAAAATGGGCTTTACCTTTATTACCTCTTCAGTGTGCAAATCAAGAATGTAGGCACAATTATAGTTCTAAATTAGATCTTGACTACAGTTCTTTTTTCGAACGCGGCTCCTCGCATTAGATCATGATGGAATAAAAAAATATTTTGTTGATCTTGAAAACGAAATTAAAGAAATAAAATACAATAATTTTAAATTAATTTGGTATATGCGTGGAGCCGTTGATTATGAAGATATAATGATGACGTTAACATACGATGATAAGAAAATTATAAGTGATATAGTAAAAGAGAATATAGAAACTGTTTCTAAAACTGGATTACCGCTTTTATGACATTTTAAACATTGGTGTGTCTTTGACAAATTGATCAACTAATTCTTCTACCCACTCTACTAATTGATTCCTATAAATGTTTTGCTGACCTTTTAATTCTGCTTCAGACATGTCATTACACATATCCGACATTGACGCTAGTACACTATTTTTAGCAAGTTCTAACCAAATCCAATTGCCCAGCACCGCAGCCATATCATCATCAACGAATTGTTCTACGAGTTTCTCTTTAAAAGGAATAGTTGCACCTGCAGCAAATAATGCACCTCGTAGCCACCAATTACCAGTAACAAAAAATAACATACCAATTAACACTTCTGCAGCAAAGTCAAGCACTGCTTTGTTTAACCAATTACTAATTTTACTTTGTGCAAGGTTGAGTTCAGAATAAATTACAACTTTTGTTCCATCTGCAGCTTTTCGTGTAATACCTTTATCTTTTATTGAACATTGGTTCATTTTATACCATTTAAACCAATCATCCAATAATGGTTCTAGTTGAGAAAAGTTTGCAAATGCTGAGTATAAAGAAGCACCAGTTGCTCCAAACGGCAATTTAAGTCCTTTTAAAAAAATCCCAAGTGCTTTTTTACCTATACCTTTAAGCTTACTATCTGGTTTTTTAGGAGTATCTGTTTTAGGTTCAGGTATTGTAGATTTATTTTGCTTTGGAGATTCTTTATCTCCATTGGAAGGTTTATCATCCGGAACTGTTTGTGGTGTAGCAGATCTAGGACCATATTTAGCATCAGCTGCATTCAATTGATTAACTTTCTGTTGGGCTTGTGCTTGACTGTTAGGTCCTGTGAATCTATCTAGTATCTTTGTTTTGCCTTGAGCATCCTTAGTTATTATCATATAACCTTTAAGGCGCTTAGAAAAATTGCCAACTTGTCCATACATCGGCTTCATTATATATCTAGAACTATCAACTTCTAATAATATTTCACTTACAAACATTTTATACTCCTATCCTATATTTATATAATGAGCTACGCTCATTAGTGTTTTCGCTTACGCTCTAACACATTTCTTCTAGAATTAATAAATTAGGATTAATTGATGGTTCATGTAGATTGTTTTGGTCAGACGGAACCTGTACAAAGGTTCCAAGTCTTTTAGAAAATGTTTCATGTGAGTTGCATTTGCCGTGACTATGACGTAGGTATT